GGAGCCCGGAGAACTCTTTCATCAATCCCCGGTTGGACTTGCCCGCTATCATGGCGATACGTGGAACGGATGCGTACTCCTTGAGTTGGCCTATCATGGCCGTGCCCACGTCTTCCAGCAGCTTTACGTAGCTAGCCTGTAGTGGCTGGCTAAACTGGATCGCCATGGATTGAATCAGAGCAAGCGCAGCGCCAGACATCCCAGCAGAGGGGATATTCCCACGGGCTACGGAATTGACGCCGGATAGCGTCTCCATCTCTGATTCCAGCTTCTCCAGGTAGTTGAAAATCTCGGCTGGTGTTGCAGTGAGATTCAATGCCTCGGGTGGGCCGTCGCCCTCATACTCAATGAGGTTCATGCCGCCTTTAACCTCTGTGATCTTGACTGCAGATCCGCGCTTTGACGTGATGTTCTGCACGCCAAAGGCCGCTTGGTTGGTCAGGATGGTCGAGTGCAGCAGATTGACGCCTTGCTGCAGGCTCAACAGGTCAAACGAGGCCGAATAGCTGAATGGCTTGTCATACACCGGGTCAGAGGTGATCCGGTACAGATTCAGGCTCAGATATGGCAGAACTGAGTCAGTAAGCAGCACAGATTCAGTGAATTGCACCTGCCGACCCTGCGGAAGCGCAGGAGTGCGGTCGTGGATCAGCGTGTAGAGGTAAATCATGTCCGAATTGGCCGACGTGGAGTAATCCGTCTGGTCAAATGTGCGGCGCGGGTCGAAATCCATGCTTGTTGAGGTGATTTCTTCGGCCACTTCGGGGTATTTCGCCGCCAAATCCCATTTATTTGCAACTTCACGCGTGATGTACCACGTATTGCTGCTCAAACTTGACACAGCCGGGTTGCGGATCACGTCCAGCGGCATGAAACACTGAAAAGCGAGGTCACCCTCCATCTGTTCGATGCCTGTTTCGGGGTCTTTGGCATACACCTTGCCCGAATGGGCATCCCAACTGGGCATAACATAGCCCTCCGCGTACAGAACGGCGTACTTGGTGGCATCGTGCAGGATGCTCTCCAGGTGCTTTTCCCGCATGTAGTAATCGAGCAGGTTCTTTGCCAGCAGAGTCTGCGCCTGCGACTTCATGTCGGTGTTCGTGGCCCTCGGTTCAAAGGTCGGGCGCGAGTCAATCGTGAGCGTTACCAGATGTTGCGTGAAGTTTCGCAGGTGATTGACGGCGATTGTTGTGAATTGGCTATTTGATCCAGCCTTCCCGATCCGGCCGCCGACGTACAGCGCCTGATAGTAGGCTTGGTGGCACCGCTTCCACAGGTCGAACAGACCAACCCGGTTGATGTATTCGTAGTAATCAGTCACGCGCTGGTCTAGCGCCGCCATCAACTCCTCACCCTTGGCCGTAGCCCAGTACTCGGTGGTCGATGCGCCTTGGTTGCTCAGGTTTGCCATGGTGTCCTATCCAAATATCTTCGCAAGCTCGGCCCCGGCTGGGCTTGGATGCTGGTTCAAGTCGGTGTTGCCCACCCACATACCATCGGTGAGGCCGTGATGTACGGGGAGCGGGTTGCTGTGTTCATCTACGTTGCGCACCAGATAGACCAGCGCGGCCAGTGCGTCATAGTGGCCATAAACGCCTGATCGTGCAAACTCGCGGGCCCCAGTGTGCTTGCTTGACCAGATGCCGTAACGCAAGCAGCCGATCAGATGCTTGCACTTGGGGCTGACGTAGATTCGTCCGGTCGCTACCCATACCCGCACCTTATTGACCATCGCCTCCAGCGTGTCCTTGTTGGTCACCTGAAAGTACAGCCCGTCCTGCGTGCCCATCTGGGTAAGCATAGTCCCCAGCGAGTTGTCCGACACCCGGCGATATGGGGCGCCAAGCGCTGGCCACACATCAGCCTCTTTGTCCTTGATCGCCTTAGCCAGTGAGTTGGTGGTCATGGTCGGGCCGTTCTCGATCACCTCTTCCTCCACCACAAGACGGGCGTTCAGGAAGTCGTAGTAGGCGAAGATACAGGCCGAGAAGTCCCGCGTACCCAAGTCGAGCGCCGTGTATCTGTGCCAGTGCCTGCGGTAGTACTCTTCGATCGGCAAGTCTGTCTCGTACTCGTCTTTCCAGTCATGAACGATCTGCAGCTGATCATCAACTACGAACTCACACAGGCGCTCACGTCGGAACGAGACGGTATGCGCCCCGCCCGCCTCACGGATGGCCTTCTCTAATCTGCGCTCCCAGCCTGTCGTCTTGTCGTCGTGGATCGTCAGTGTCGTCGTCAGTCCTTTTGACTGCAGATCGCGGAAGATGCCGACATAGTCATGGTCTGCCGTCTTGGGCGGCGTGCTGCTGAAGATGATCGTCCCGCCAGTGGTAGAGCACATCGGGGACAGTACGGACAGATAGACATAGCTCAGGTCATCCATGAACCCGCCCTCATCCACCATGATGATGTGCGCCAGGCCACCCCGTTGATTGTCGGCCCGCTGGTTGTCAGTGCCTACGATGGTGATCGATGAGCCGTTCGGAAAGGTAATCAATCCTGCCTGAAGATTGATGTTGGGCTGCAGGCTCGCAGGGCAAGTCTTGAGGATCGCACGCAATGCGTTCTTGATGGCGCGCTTGATCTGCGTGGATTCCGGGCCGACGTAGTAAATGACCGACTCAGGGAAGCGCAGGCTGTATTCCGTGGCCACAGTCATCAGCGTGACTGTCTTTCCTGTCTGGCGGGCGCAATTCACACCATCCGCATCGACTTCTGGGTTCTTGATGGATGCCCATATCTTGCGGTGAATCACTTGCTGATGCTCGGCCAGTAGCCAATAGAGCGTAGCCTTTGCCCACAAGCTGGGTATTAGCTTGTCCGGCGGAGGGTTCTCTCGGTGATAGACGGCCATCAGGGGATGTCGGCCGGATTTTCGCCAAGCGCACCCAATAGCTGATCGCGGCTCTTGTCTGCGTGCGGGTCCATCGTGACTGTCACGTTTGAGCGCTCGGTTGGCCTGCCCTCAAGTCGTTCATGCACCAGTTTGATGGCCTGCAGGTCACCGCCCTTCGCAAGGGTGATGGCAGACAGGTTGATCTGCTCCAACTGGGTAAGGGACGTGTGGTCAAGCTGCTGAAGTTGCGCGTCCGTGATCTGTGCGAAGTCATCGAGCGAGCTTGTAACTCCCCGACGCAGTACTTCTTTGGCTAGCAGCTCAAGCGTTTTCTTGCTCACGGCTCGGCTCCTTTGGCAGCATCTTCTGCAGCAGCTTGTCGGACATGAACTTGCTGTCGGATGGCAATCCCTTAATGCACTCGGCCAGCTCGGACTGCAGATTGCGCTTGCGGCTGGTCATGCGATCGAACTTACAGATCAGCGCGTTTGTCAGGTCGGTGCGCATCTTCTCCTGCATCGCCTCTAGCTGACTCTCCAGACGGCGCAGGTCAATTACCAGCACGAGCGCCCTGCCCTCTGGTGTAGTAAGACGGCTGCGCTGAATGTATCGGCTCACAACTTCCCCTGGCTGAAGTCCCGTAGCGCACGACTGAATCCCGCTGCGGCACTCTCGGGGATATCGAACACAAACAGCGACTCATTATCGGCAACTGGATTGTCACTCTCAGTGATGTCCATGCCGGTATAGCCGCGCTTGTACAGCCACGTGGCCTGCTTGCGGTCGGTTGTGCGGTAGATCATCGTCCTACCATCCCGGCGATAGCTGCGTTGGTCTGCAGCTCCTGCGCAACGGCCTCAACTGCATCAAGGCGGGCCGTCAGCGGGCCGAGGTGCTTGTGGTAGCTGACTTGGGCTGCGCGCTCTTCTGCCAGCTTGTTGTAGGCGTCCGTGTATTCGCGGCGGTGGCCGTAGTTGGCGAACGCTACGATGGCCAGCACAGACCCGGCGAGCGTGTTGAATGGCAGCAGTACCAGCGCGACATACACGGCCAAGTTGGTGAGACTCAGGCCGCCCTCAGCATCCAGCAGACGGAGGAAGCGTAGCGCCTTCACTTCTTCAACTCCTGTGCCAGATGCAGACTGACCTGCGCCTGGGTGAATACGAAGCTGCCCGGCGTGCTGGTGGATTCGATCACGAACTTACCCTTTGCATCGAGCTTGCCGAAGTCGGCAACGTGATTGCCACCCTCCACGCGCCTCACGCGGATCAGTGGCTCGTTGTTTGAGTCGATTGCCATTCCGCTCTCTCCTGTAGTGCTATAGCTAGTGATTGTGCGTCAGTAGGGATAACCCACGTGCCGCTGACCTCTCCTTGCTTCCATTCGCCATCCGCGTAGAACAGCGAGCCATTGACCATGCGGTTGATGTCAGTCTGAAATACGTGACGGGTGTAGAGCATGAGCATTTCCTGAGCTTCGGCGTTATCGGCCACTAGCTTCTCCCATTCTGAGGAAGTGACCTTTTCATTCTGCGTAGGCGCGGCGCCAGCATCACGCCACACATTAAGCAATGCATAGCACAAGCTGCCAGACAGGCAGGCCAATGTGGTGATGATCATGTACAGCGCGTGGTTACTCATGCCGCCTCCTTAATGCCCGCTGCCTTGCGGATCTCCTGAAGCTGTTCGGGCTTCAATACCTCCACTAGCGCAGGGCTGTTCAATATCTCTTTTGGTGTCATGTTCCCAAAACCCATTTCGATCAAGCTCTCCACCGGAAGGTCCGATCTTGGATCGCCCAACTTTAGCAATTTCGCCTGATAAATCAACTGGATACGCAATTGTAGCCGAACTAGCCACAGTGGTGCGCGTGCAGTTTCCCGCAGATACGTTACCCAATGATAACGCTTATGGTGATCTGATAGCTGCTTTGTATAGTCGGCCGCTCGCTCTAGCTGTAGGTTCAGGAGGTCTGCAGCGGTGGGCGTGCGGGGCGGGAGCCGGTGCTTTATATTGCGCTCGGTCATGCCTTCACCCATAGCTCGAATCTACCCAGTTTGCCAATGACCTTGGCTCTTCCTTGGCTCTTCAGGCCCTTCAGGCTTTCGCAGATGGTGGATTTGTGAATGCCGACGATTTCGATAATCTCTGGCGTGGTGATGCCGTTTGTCTTGGGTAGCGTGGCATAGACCTGCTCTACGAATGAGAGAGTGCGAGCCCGTTGCTTAGGGTCTGGCTTGGGTGCGTTGAAGTGTGGCCTTGCGGCTTCTATCTGTTGGGCTATTGAAAGCATTCTTGCTCCGTGAATTTAACGCCTCGCTCGGCGCCGAAGGCGTAGATGAGCTCGATCAGCTCCGAGAACTGCGCCTTGCTCATCTTGCTAGTTGATTGCCCTAATGCGACAAACCCTGATCCGTCTATGTTCGGCACCACGTCGAGTTTTCTCAGGCTGGCCGACATCAAGTCTTTCCAGTTCTCCGGCGTGAGCGTCTTCCCGTACCAGAGCACTTGCTTTGACAGACATTCCAGCAGCGGCCAGAGCAGGGCATTCTGGTCTAGCGTCCTGGTTGGCTCAGCTATGGATGCAACCCAGCCGTCCGGAGCGCTCTTGATAGCCTCCCAGCAGCGGCGGCGTACGTCTAGATTGACTAGCTTGTAGAGCTGTTTCACTGAGCGAACCATCCGTAAAAGTGATAGACGATCTTGCCATCACAAAGCTGAACGGTGCCAAGGTAGTCAAAGATGTCAGACACACTCGCTGGGATGTCTTGGCCTGTTGCGTGCATGGCTACATCGAAATCAACAAGCTCGTGAGCCTCGTTGCAGTGCATCCACAGGCTTACATTCGCACCCTGAACCTGCACACTGAGCACTTGCGCATATTCTGGCACTTGTATCGTCTGACGATCTACCAGCTCTAGCGTCCATTTGAGGATCCTCATGCCATCGGCCCTTTGCGGTTGGCGAAACGCTCCAACACTCCGGGGTTAGCACCGCCCCGCTCCTTTAGCCATGCTTTGGCTGCTTCGAGCTTGACCCAGCGCCTAGCCCTGCGGTTATGCTCTTCCACAGACTCAGCCCAATCAAGCAGGAATACGATTGCTTTTCTGGTCATGTCGAACCCTCAAATGTAAGCAGCTGAATGCCTCTCGACTTGTCTGCATGCAGCCTGATGAATCCTTTAGCCTCCAGCGCCTTGATGTGGCATTGCGCTGCGTTTGGCGACTTGAATCCGAACCGCGTGCAAATCTCCATGCGAGTAGGTGGAAGGCCGCAGTCTCTGATCTTCTGTGCGATGAATAACACTATCTCGCGCTGTCTGGATGTAAGGCTCACTTCTCACCTCCTGTCAGCTTCTTGGCGAAGCGCTTGATCTGCTCTTTGTGCTCGGGCTTGCACCAGCCTTCATAGCGGACAAGCCCAAGAGCCTTTCGCGACTCTCGGGTTTTCTCCATACTTTTTGCGGCCTTGGTTTTCATCAGGACTTTCGGCGGCACGAAGTGCTGACTGTGCCGTAGCCGTAGCCGTTGCCGTTGCCGTTGCCGTAGCCGTCGCCGTTGCCGTAGCCGTAGCCGTCGCCGTTGCCGTAGCCGTAGCCGTAGCCGTAGCCGTTGCCGTAGCCGTAGCCGTAGCCGTCGCCGTTGCCGTAGCCGTAGCCGTAGCCGTCGCCGTAGCCGTAGCCGTCGCCGTTGCCGTAGCCGTAGCCGTAGCCGTAGCCGTAGCCGTAGCCGTCGCCGTTGCCGTAGCCGACAGGCCTATAAACGGCAGCCATTACACACCCCATCCATCAGGCACAGGGATGCAGAAAATCTCCGAGCCGTCTGGCATCTCAACATCATGCGCCAAAGGCTTGAGTACGACCTTGTTGCTCTTCGGATTGGCGATCATGCCGTCAAAGCCAATCGACTCCCAGCGAAACACATGTACTGCATTGGAGATTTTCAGCCTGCCGTTTTCGCGAGTCACATCACCCGCAAAAATCCAACCTCGATCAACAACGACAATGGCACGCTTGCCCGTAGGCTTTGATACGCTATCGGCGCGGATGTATTGCACGTCATCAATCGTGATGGTTTGTGGCTTGGTCATTTCATAGTCCTTTGAGTTGGTTGAGACTCAAGTATATGCAACCGGTTGCATAACGCAAGAACTATTTCAGGTTTATGTGCAGCCACCCTATCCACACTAGAGATAGGATGAGCAGGAGAAGGAAGATGCGAGGTGTCACTTGGTGAGCTCGCGCAGCAATTTTCGGTAGCGAGCTCCAATTGCGATGAGCTCGGTGTGCGTGTAGTTCTTCACTGTGTAGTCCTGTTCGAGCTCTTCCACGGCCTGAGCTCCGATGCGTTTTACGAGCTCAATGCGGTACATGATCGCGTTCGAGCTGAGCTCAACATTGCATCGGTAACATTGCAGCCACAGATTACGCTCATCGTAGCGGAGCCCTGGACGAGCTCCACGGCTTAGGTAATGCCCTGCCTGTGGCTTCCCGTCATGAGTGCCACAGGAAACGCAGCCAAGGCCCTTTGCACGGTCTCTAGCGACTACATATGCATTCACATCCCTCTGCGTGAGCTCGTGACGATGACCGAGAGTCATATTCTTCTGGCGGTATTCGGTGAGCTCACGGCGCTCCTTGCGTAAGCGCTCCGCCTTAGTATGGGCTTCTGCGCAATCAGGGCTACAGGTCTTGTGCCAGCTACTCCGGGGGATGAAGTACTCCCGGCAGGATTTGCACTTGCGCTGCTTTAGAGACTTCGGCTTGCGGCCCTTCGTTACTTCCTCAGCCTCTCGGGCCATTCCTTCATCGAAGCAACGGCGGCATTTTGCACTGATGGGCAGATCATGCTTGCAGATCATACGAAGCACATCCCGCTGTCACAATGTCCAAAGAGAACGCCGTTTTGTTCCGACAAGTCGGCGTCTTCAAGAGGAATGCAGTCTGCGTGAAGGTATGCATTTGGATCACGCAATCTAATGCTGCGGTCAAATTGGATGGCTTGAGACCAATCTTCCGGCTTGTTTTCCTTGATATCCCGCCATTCCTCTTGAGTATGGTTAGGGCAATTCCAGCAAGAGCTGCGCGGCGGGTCCGGCCAGATGTGTATGCCCAAGGCTCGCCAGTAGAGCCATCGCAGTACCCTTCCGACAATCCCGGCTTCGCAAAGTGGTCGCACAGCTTACAGTTCATACTCTTTGTGAATCGGCCAGCCAGTAGCACCACGCAGAGCGTCAGCGCGGGCCATGATTTCGCTCTCCAGCTTGATATCAGTGTGCGCGGGATCATCCAGCCATATCTGGCGCGCCGTCCCGTCTTGGATGATTATTCGATAGCGGACGCTCTGTCCATATCCTACTTTGGCGATGATGATCTTCATTTCTTCTTCCCTCCAAGTGACCACACTGCATATCGAGCCCCAGACGGAGACCTCTCGTAGCGCGTCAGGATGTTGTAGCCGCGCTTTCGAAGGTCGGTGATGCGCTGGCTTGTGCAGGTAGTGCCGAACCGTTGATAGCCCGTTACCTGAGTCAAAGCCCCGCCGCACTTCATGTAAGCAAGGATGCGTTCGCATTGAGTTGTCATCGCGTCACCATCTGGGCTTTGAACTTCGATAGGTAGTCATTCACGTTAGCTGGCATGGCTGTCGGTGTTCTGACTTCGTTACGCAGGGCCATGGCTTTGTCTGCCTTCTCCTGCTGCCTTATGGCCCATTCCTTGGCTTCCTCGCCCATGCTCATGAACTTGTCTATGTTCTCAGAGCGGAAGATCACATCCAGGCTGTCGTGCTGCCGCCTGCCGTCCCACGGGTCAACCGCTACGCCCTCAATAGCTAGCATGAGGTTTTCAGGCGTGTGGCCGAGTTCTAGCTGGGTGACGATTACCTTGAACTTCATGGGGTCAAGGATTGAGCGTGGATGGTTGAGAATCATTTGCCAGTAGGCGAAGATGTCTTTGACCAGCGGCTCGTAGAGTTTGTCTGTGATGCTGAGTTGGTGCGGGCGGGCTCTCATGCTATGCCCTCAATGAATTTGATGCGATATTGCTGATATTTTGACCGCTGATTTTCATTGCAGAACCGACGAAACGCGGATTCATGCAGCTCGCCATCTTCCATGGTTATGGAAGTCCCGCACATACCGCCTTTCCATGATCCCTTCTCCGGCCCCATTTCTTTATCAAAGCTTAGGTTGAGAGAGCGCACGACTTTCTGTCTGCAGAATAATCCCAGCCACTTGAAATAACCCTCTCCGAACTTCCATGCACGCTCGTGAATTTGCGTGGTAACAACCACCCTTGTGCCGTCAAAGTCTTCGCACATGAATGACACTGCCGGACATTCCTCTTCTGCCTTGTGCTGTTCTTCGAAATTACTTCTTCCGCCCTTGTCTGACAACTGCGTGTAAAAATGCTCGCCAGCTCGACCGTACAAACTGAAGCGTACAAATCTCCATTGCGTCCAAGGAAGAAACCAACTCTTTGACTGCGTTGTTTCACTATCATGAGTTTGTGCGCCTAGGAAAAGCTGCAGAAACCCGTCATTCAGGCTGAAGCCATACTCACGCGGGAACGTTTCGTCATACCAGTTGCGGCCCATGCGTTCGACCGTAGCCTGATCCCACGAGGTGACAACATGGCGAATAGCAAATGGGCTTAACAGGCTTGGCAAATTAATTCGGGCGCAGTACCCGAGCATGTAGATGGTCAATGTGTTGCATGTTTCTTCGTCATCGCCACCACCACTTGACCAGACGCAGCGCCACGGATTCCAGCCTGCTTTTGCGTATGTGATAGGTCCAAAGTGTTTGTCATTATCGGTTAAGCGCCCCATCTACCCCTCCTAAAGCTAGTTAAATGACCTGAAAGCCTCCCCCTACCCCACAGAAGGAGAAGAGAGAGGATGACCCTGGATAAACCAGTTCTACATGCTGTGTTTCCACAGTCCCCGGGCGTGTAGATACAAGCCAGCCCCAGACATTACGGATTTGCACCGGGCGCCTAAACGCCGTCCTAGTCTCTTCTTCCACGCTGCCGACATGAGCACTTGCTAACGGGTGGAGTCCGATCGGCACATAGACGTAAAAAAGCCCTTTGGGGAGCTAGCCTAGGTTCTAGGAAGTTTCTGCTACACCGCTACGACACGGTTTGACAGACGACCTAGACCAGCTTCCGAAAGGGCTTCTGATCAATCATCATGTCGTAGAGTTGTTGCATCGGTTTCCTAGGCCGATACGAAAGTCTAGCCATGCTTCGACTTCCTTGCAAGTTTTTACTTGGGTGGGGCGGGAAGTGGCATCCAGTGGGTACATACGCGAGCCCCATAAACCCGACTGGTCTGTATTGTTGGCCCAGGCACATAATCACCGGGTCTGCGCGCATCCATCGCCTTGAACCAGAATACGGCAAGCGCTGGCTTCTTCTTTAGCGCGTCATACGTCTCAATTGGCTGCCATTCGCTCATGTCAAATCCCCGAATCGTCATAGGCCACTATCAGCCGGTTGTAGGTTTCTCGCAGGCGATCAACCTTTTCTGCGCATGCCTTAACAACCAGGTT